CCGTTGAAAACATCTTTCTTGGTTTGAAGGATAGAAGGAATAATCTCTTTGAATAAATCAGGCATTATTTGAACTCCGATAAAACAAATTTTTCACTATTGTGGTTTCCAACCAAAAATACATGTTCACGTTCCAATAGTTTTTTACTATCAAAAACTGTAGCATAATAATTTTCATTTCCTGAATCTATAGTATTCCATTCAGTTTCATCAACAAAACATTTGGCAATCAAAAAATTAAAACATTCTGGTTTTTCACCATACAATGTACTATGTGTTTCTTCATAATTCCAAATTACAAAAATGTAATCTGAAGTTCTCTTAGAATATTTACCACCCATCCATTTACATTTATCAATCTTAGAATATTCAACACCAGTAACTTTAATTTCACATGGTTTTTGATAATCTATAAAAAACAAATCCGGATCTTTATCACTTTTTGAAGATAATGTTTTAATACCAATAGAATTGAAATATCGCTCAGATTGAGTCTCAAATAAATTGGAAATTATTTCAGATTTTAATTTTTTACTTTTGATATGTGGAAAAATAATCAAACATTTTTCAGAAACCATCCTAGAGATAATTTTCCAATGTTCTTCTTCAAAAATCATTTGAACTCACAGTCAACCATGATTTCAGTCATACAGGCAATCATATTAATCTCATGGTCTGCAACGAATGCAGACTGATATTGATACTTAGCCAAATGCAAGACCAACTGGGGTACAGAGTTTGGTTTTAACAGGTCATATAGACCATCATAGATTTTACGATAGATTTTTGTTGGATCATTGTCCAGATTTTGTGTAACCCATTTACGAGCTGATGCAAAGTCTTTTTCTTTCAGAGACTTAATCAGGTCTTTTAGTTGAACATCTGCAACTGAACCGAGAGCACTTTTATCAATGACACCGGAGATAGAGAATCGTTGAAGTTCATTTAGAATCCTACGATTATCTGGAAAATGTTTAGAGATAATTGCTGCGACAACCTCTTTATCATATTTTACTTGTTCAAGTGTAAGGATACTTTCAACACGTTTGAAGAATCTGGAAGCCATTGCAGCTTTAGAACCATTCAATTTAAAGTCGATACAAGTACAACGAGAATGAATCGGTTCCATGATTCGATTTTTGAAGTTACAAGTAAAGATGAACGAACAGTTGGATGCAAACTCATCAATCACTCCACGAAACGCAGGTTGAGTTGAATTTGGATTTAGGTAGTCTGCTTCATCTACGATAACAACTTTGCGTCCACCCATTAAGGACATTGACGAGGCATAGTTCTTAATCTTATTTCTTAGAACATCGATGCCTGAATCATCAGAACCGTTAATCATGATATAATCACAACCAACTTCCTGACATAAGGCTTTTGCAACAGTAGTTTTACCGACACCGGCGGTGCCAGACAACAAGAGATTAGGTATCTCTTTACGATTCACGAATTCCTGAAATGTTACTTTCAGTGATTCCGGAAGAATACATTCTTCAATAGTTTTTGGGCGATACTTCTCAACCCACAACATGTGTTCAGCCATTCAAAAACTCCATAATATAAAAAATTCATTGTATCACACTTTACGCCAAATGTCACCCTCCTTGACGTAAAGTTTACCATCCGGTCCTGGTTTCAAATCCACGGAAACATTTTTTTCTGTTCCAGGAATATATCTTGTACCATTACGAAATGTGACTGATATTGGATCTACCGGTGATGTATCAATTTCACCATATGTAGCTTTAAAAGATAGATAATGGCCAGAGTAATTTAGTTGTTTAACAACATCATCTGTGGCAAGTTCATCACCTTTAAAGACAAGTTTTTCACTGGCTTGTTTATATCCTTCTACACCGATTGCAAAAAGGCCTAAAAGGCCTAGTGATTTTGCAAAAGTTCTACGACCTGTGGATGTCATTTAGCGTCCTTGATACCTTCAATTAGAGCCTCAACTTCTTTGAATTCTGCAAAATCACTTGATAGTGACTGTTTGAATTCATATACAGCAATTTTACGAATAATCTTTTTTGGAAGATTAAGTTCATCGTGAGCCAAATCAATCATATCTGAAATAGATTCATTATTGGATCTTGTTCTGTTCATACAAGAAACAATCTCCTCGACATAACCTTTGAGGCTCTTTAATTGCTTTTCATCAAAAGTACCAAATAGTGTATTTACTGTAGTCATTTTAACTCCGCTTGTAGTTTACCTACAACTTCCAATAAAGGTTCCCTTGTTGCAACATTACCATTCAACAGGTTAATCATTGTCAATTGAACACCTTCAGGATTTTTACCCTCAAAAACAACAGATATTTGTTTTGGGTTTACAAAAATTGTACCTTCTGTTTCAGCATCTAAAAATGGAATTAACATATTACATTACACTTTCATTCTTTTCAAAAGCGACCCAATATTGAATGTCATCTTTTGTGTTTTTAAAATGTGCAAATCCTTTGAAGGAAATTTGCACTTCGTATTCACCAGGAATCATTTTCAAGTTTTCAACTTTAAAAACAATCTTGTATGCTTTACCGTTACCGGCACCAACATTGATTGAGTTGGTATGTTGTGCATCATCTTTAGCATCATATGCAACCAATTCAACAGATTCGCCGTCAGATTGTACAGAGATGTTTGGTGAAGATAATACAGAAGACGCCTTCATAATGTCAGAATAGTCTTCAGAAGTTAAAGTAAAAGAACAATCAACTTCATCCAATTTAATTTCTTTGTTTGGAGGAGTAACAATCATTTCTTTTGCAGCTTTACGGAACTTAGTCTTACGGCGGCCTCCGTTGAAAATGACGTTTGCAGAATCAAATTCAAGTTCTGTTGCATCTTTAAACAAAGAATACACAGACAAGAATTGATTCAAATCATACACACAGAAGTCTTCAGGAAAATCATCCTTGAGAATTGCCTGTGCAAGTACAGATTTACCTGCGGAAATTGTGGTAAGTTTATTACCTTTTTTAAATTCAATACCCTGATTGATTGTTGAAAAGTTTTTCAACACACCTAGGGTTTCATTAGATAGTTTCATCTTTATTCTCCATTACAAAATTTTCACTAGAATACATTATATCATGTTCATACAAAAACATCAAGCAGCACATTGCATGTGCCAAGTGATGTATACCAGATTCGGGATCCATGACTTCACCCTTTTTCCATGCCCACACATGTCTTTCTAGTGCATCAAAGTACCTGCGTTTTGAATCAGGTACTTTTTTCCAATTATCACGGTCATATTTTTTAGCACCAAAAGTTAAGACTCTAACAGTTTCTTCTAGTGCTAGAGGTGGTAGTAAACCATATTCCAATTTCTCAGCATCATATTTACGGCCTTCCGTAAAAACAATCTTAGGCATTACATTTCTCCAACATAATTAGCAACTGCTGGCATATCTCCATGGAAGTGATAGGTACCAATGTGTGCAGTACGCATCCAAGGACACAACCAAATTGAACCACCCATGTTTCTCCACCATTGACAGAACATGTAATCTTCTGATAGATAACGCTCAGATTTTTCATCAATCACGGTATCAAAATATGCATGAATATATCTAGAACCATCAAAGTTTGCTTGGCCAACGTGGTCGGGTTTATATCTTAGTTGTGGATACTGTGCAGCAAATTTAGGAAAAACTTCACGTTTAACCATCATAAAACCAGTTCCAATTTCCAAAACTTCTAGAGGTTGTGTAACTGAAAACTGTGCAGTACCCTTAACAGGATTGAAAACAAAATCACCTGCTACTTTTTCTAGTACACCAGCATCAAGTTCTGGATTCTTTTCAAGAGCTTTCTTGACAGATTTCCATTTAATTGCTTTCTTTGGATAAGGTCCGCCAATAACTTCTTTATCAAGTGCTAACATTGCGATAACATCTTGTGGATTAAAGTTAATATCTGAGTCGATAAACAATAGGTGAGTGCATTCTGAACGATTCAAAAACTCATCGACCAAATAGTTTCTTGCCCTTGTAATCAACGATTCATTGAACAAGAAAGAGAACTTTACCTGGATGCCGTATTGCATACAAAGGCCTTGTAAATCCAAACAAGCCTTCATATAAAGACCGTGATTCATACCACCATACATTGGTGTTGCTACAAAAATACTAAACTTCTGAAGCTCTTCTTTTTTAATACTTATTTCCATGTAAACTCCATAAAATAGGGAAAACCACTTCCGCAGAGAAGTGGTTTAGGATTTGCTTAATTAAGCAGTAAGAGAATAACCTGCGCTCAATGCAGCTTTAACCATTGCTTTGGTTGGTGAACCAAGACGATAGAAACTGATTTTTTCTCCGCTTTCTGTATAGCGGGTGTTAGTGTAAATAACATGACCTTCTTTGCGAAGTTCTTCGATCCGTGCGGAAACATTCTTGACACCAAAACGGCGTTGTGCTGACTTAACTGTAAAGGTGTTGTAACCTTCAGTTTGTTTAAGTGCGGTCAAGATTTTTTGTTTTGCGGAAACTTTTTCCATAATATAACTCCAATAATTAAAATACCTCACATTGCGTGAGTGTCACCATCATACATTTATATATGATGTTTGTCAAGCATATTTGTGGTATACTTGTTTAAGTGCCAAACTTAATAATTTTGGCACCATTACCAACTGGTTTACCAAATTTGTCAACAATAGTTTCCTCTTTTGGTTTACCGCCTTTTTCTGCAACAGGATCCAAATTACATGGAAGCCAGTTGTTTTTTTGCCAAGGCAAAGCGCCGATAATCTCATTTAAATCCACATCATATTTCAATTGTTTCATTACCAATTGTATCCATTCTGCTTCATCTTTTACTGCTGTATCAAATTGATTTTCCCAATCAGACCTTTGTTTAGTTAAAGCAGGTTCTGGTTTTGGTACTGGAATATAAAAAGTAAAATATACAGATTGATAACCATGTGTTTTCAGTAATTTTTTTGAAGCAGAAAAGTTTGTGATTGGATTGGAATATGGTGGAATATAACCAATTTTTCCTGTAGTTGCATGGCCTGCCATTCCTTTATAAGGAATATTGAATTTTTTTGCAGCTTCAGATGTGGAATTTAAACCTTCACCACAATGATATGTGGCTAAATTTGCATATTCAGATTTACGTTCACGAACACCTTTAAAAATAGCTTTACGTTCTTTTTTAGATTTATCGGAAGCTACCACATCAATAAATTCTAAAATATTATCTTCTTTATTAATCAATTCATTAGAATCTAATGCTTGTAATGTTTGGAAAATAATATCATTTTTTGTATGTGGTTTTTTAGGATTATCAACTCTATTCGAATTGTTATTAAAATATCTTTTAGCAAGAGGTGAATTGAATTTATAAACATCATATATCATATGTTGAATATTCATTTCTTTGATTGCTTGGTCTCTTGTGTATCCTATAAATCCATCAAAATAATTAGGTTTATTTGGATCATCTTCAATAGCAGGAGGATATTCTGAGTGAATAAATCCATTTAGTTCAAAAGAATTTTTAATTGGTGCAACATTTTCTTGTACAACTTTTAATTCTCTTGTTTGATTTTCAACTCTATAAGTTACATTTTTTGTATTAATTATCTTTCTGCCAAGATGTATAATATCTTTTAAATATTTTTCTGGAATATTTTTTAACGCTGGATTTTTACTCGGCGGGCAAAGTTTTAAAGAAGTCTCCACATTCAATTCAATTTTCATTTTTTTCTCCTTATTTCAGGTTGTAATGTTGGTTATTACCAACACAGCGATTTACCTGCCAACTTGCGGCAGATATTTTGCCTTGGTTTCATCCCAAGACAAATAGATTAGGTCATCATAGAAAAGATTTTCATACGATACCTTGTTTTGTTTCTGTAGTTGCCGAATACGGCCTTTTGCATACTTTTTTTTCCAAATATTGGACAAAGTTTCTTCACTTGTATCAAATGACTTTACCAATTCTGCATCACCAATTTCTTTGCGTAAGAATTCATTTGTGTTATTATACAAAGGAGAAAAATAAATTCCACGTTGGTGTTCGGTTCGAATCAGTTCTTTAGGAATACCAAGTTTAGAATATGCATAATTTAATGAACGATTCTTGTGGTCACGTTTCAATGGAAGTCCTTGTGGGTTCTTTGCTTCCCACCACTCAAAGTATTTTCTTGGCTCATTTTCTTTAATCCAATCAAACACCATATTGCGGGTAGAACGAGAAGGTTCAAACGCAACTGAACCAGAAGAAAATCCCATTTTCTGCCAATGTTCCAAACCATCATACTGAGAAAGCCCGTTGGCTTTTGTTTTTCCATATAATGACGTTGTAGTAACCCCAACAAGAGTGTCTCCATATCTTTCTTTCCAATCTTTCTGCACTGTATCTGCCAAACACAACAACGCCAACAGTTTACCGCCCATGTAACTATAACCAAGTGGCTGTAATGGAACAATAGTAGAACCAATTGCTGTATGGTTAATCATACTCTGTTGTGTCTTAACATCCCTAGACCATCCAATCGCAGTATCTCTAGGTGTAAGGTCGAGAAAGTCAGATGAAATACAAATAACACCAAGGTACTTGCCAGTTACACCATCTTTGACTGTGTAGAATAGATTACGACCAATATTTGAGTTGTTCTTCATTGTAGAAGAAAAAGTACGGACCGCATTCCATGTTTCTGCAAGTTCTCCGTTAGAAAGTTCTAATACAGGTTGCAGTTTCTCATAGTCATCAGGACCAGTCGGCATCCAAAAGTTTTTCTTAACCTTTTCAATTATCGTAGCTTGATTCCTATCAACCAGTTGTTGTTCTTCACCATCAAATAAAGTAAAAACTGATTCAGTTGGATAACGCTCTTTGACTTCAACCCATTTTTGATATAGTGTGTATTCTTTTACATCCATTTTAGATGCATAAGTTAAATCTTCAATTAAGACTTTTTTTAGATTATCAACATCAATGTGTTCATGGGTTGGATTTTTTTCTAACCAATCATCCCATTGTTTTTCTACAGGATCAATTTGCGGTTTTGCCATTATTTTGTTTCTCAATTTTTTTCATCATGTTCATATAGTTAGCTTGCGCTTTAGAAATATTTCTAATAGTCTTTTGGCGTTTCTCTTGTCCAGATTTAAGTGCCAGTGGCTTTGCACGTTCAGTATATACTATTCCATCCATATGGTCAAGCTCATGGAGAAAACATCTTGCAGATATACCATTCAATCTTGTGGTATGTTTTACACCCACAAAGTCTTGGTATTCTACCACAATTTCTTTAGGTCTGGTAATTCTAAGTCCCAAAAGAGGAAAAGATAGACAACCTTCAATCATGTGTTCTTCACCTTCAGATGAAATAACCTTAGAATTAAAAAATGCAACATAATCATCGTTTGCACCCATGACAAAAACGCGATAAGGAAAACCACATTGATTCGCAGATAGTCCTAAACCTTTATTCTTCTTACAAGTTTCCACTAAGATAGATGCAAATTCATTAGCATTTACAGGTGGATTTTGAAAATCAAATTCTAATGTTTTTTGCCTAAGAATTTTTGCATTCTCATCGACTAAATCAAAAACTTTAGGTTCTTGTTTTGTTGCTGTTGGTGCAGTTTGTTTTACTGCTTCTTCTGTACTATATCTAAATAAATCAACCATTTTTATACCACCTGTGAAAAATTATTCTTTTTCTCAAACTTAATTATAGACCTAAACTTATCAAAAAGTTGGTCCCCTTTATGTGATATGACAAATATATTTGTATCTTGTCCCATCTCATGTATCAGTTTTAAAAATTCATCTGTACCTACTGTATCTAGGCTAGAATCAAACACTTCATCTAGTATCAATAGATTTGTATTCGTTGAATTTTTTAGTTTTGCAATTTGCCTCCATGTAAACAATAGAGCCAAATCAATACGCATCTTTTCACCTTCAGAGAAGTTGGAATAACTAAACTCATCACGGTGCCTAGATTTTATTGTTTCTTCAAAGTTCTCATTTAAGTTAAAGTTAACAAAGAAGTCCATAGCTTTCAGATACTTGTTGACAAACTTGTTGATGATTGGCAAATACTGTTTGATAATCTTAGTCTTGATTCCATTATCTTTCAGTAGAGAAGCTGCATATTCATGATAGTGTTTATCAACAGACAGATTCTCCTGTTCTTTCTCCAAATTGGCCAAATCAGACCTAAGTTCTTTTAACTTTTCATTTACATCTGTTAGATTATCCTTGCGTTCACTTAATTCTTTAATCTCTTTATTCAATTTAACGATATAGTTATTGACGGCAGTGATTGTAGAATTGTGTTTAACGACCTCATTATTGTGTTCTGTAATGTGTTTGTTGATGGCAATGATTTCATTGGTTCGAGTGGTAAGTTTTGACATTTCATCTATGATGGTTTGCAAAGCACCTTCTATTTCCGTTTTCTTATTTTGTTTTTCTTCGACCTGAGAATCTTTCCATTCAGGTGTAATCACCTGTTTACAAGTAGGACAATCATCATTATGTTCATAAAACTGGATATCTTTTTCCACCTTTAAATAGGTTGATGACATTTTAGCTTCAACTTGTACAAACTTTTTATATCGTTTTTCAACATCTAACTTGTCAGTGATTTTGGTAGATAATTTTTCAATATGTTTGTTAATCAATGAAATGTCTTTTGTTAGCTGTGAGTTAATTAACTCATTGTCTGTAATTTCTTGTTGCTTTTTGGTAATTTCTTCATCATTATTTTTCTTGTGTTCTTCAATGTTGTGTTCCTGCAACAATATCTTTTCATTTACCAGTTCTAAAGCATATTTTGTTTTTGTTGTGGATTCTTTAATCGTGGCCATTCTTTCTTTGATTAGACCATTCATTGAAGTGAAGATTTGAATATCCAACAATTCTTCAATGATAGTACGGCGGTCGGCTGGTGACAATTGCATGAATGGTACGAATGCTGCTGACCCAAGAATAACGATTTGAGTAAAAGATTTGAAATTAAACTTCAAAATCGATTTTTCTAAGAAATCTTGATAATCTTTCGCCCTGGCATCTTGATTTACCAAAATAGAATTGCAGTAAATTTCGAACAAATTTGGTTTAATCCCACGAATAATCTTATATTGTTTTTTACCAATTGTGAATTCAACTTCAACTACAGTATCGGAGTTGTTAATGGAGTTTACAAGATTTGGTTTGTTTATCTTACGAAACGGCTTACCAAAAAGACCAAAACATAGTGCATCAAGAATCGTACTCTTGCCTGCGCCGTTGTTGCCAATAATTAATGTGTTTGTTGATTTGTTGAGTTTGATTTCGGTAAACGTATTGCCAGTTGACAATAGGTTCTTCCATCTAATCGTCTGAAAAATAATCATGCTTGTTCTAGGTTCAATGCCTCAACATAAAGTTCTTTTAACATAGTCTTTAGTTTTGTGTTATCGATGCCAGAGTTTTCCAATGCATCAACGTATTTGTTAATGATGGTTATTGTGTCCTCTGCTTCATCTATCTTATCATCTTCTACACCTTCTGTCAAGTCTAAAGCGTCTTCAATAATGGTAATATCGAGTGGATTTACCATATAGAGTTTGTTCATAAACTGGTCGAACAGGTATGGATTGGTTTTATTGACGGCAACCACTTTGACATAAGAACCGGCATAATTGCTAAGGTCTTTTGATATAACTTCTGAAACTGTTTCAACTTTGTCATCATAAACAATTCGATGAAACATCACATTTGGATTCTTTATGAAAGTAAGTTCTTTGCTGCCAAAGTCAAAGATGTGAAAGCCCCTATCATCACTATAATCTTGCCAAGTAAGTTCATACGGGTTCCCGAGATAATATATGTCGTTAGCATTAGATTTATGATGATAATGCCCACTAAAAGTATGTGTAAACTTTCTGAATAATTCACGATTCAATCCTTCTTCAGATGGCATGCCGCGGTGCATGGCAAAACCTGCAATTTCAAAATGTCCCATGCATATTTCGGCATCGGTTTCTTTCAATGTCTCCATACTATCTTGATAATTTTCTGCACAAATCCAAGGCATCATACAAATTTTGTTAGGACCAACATAGATGTTTGTTGGATGGTCAATCACATTGATGTTACCATACTCTTTCAATAATAAATCTACAGAGTTAACATCATTCGTATTTTTGAAATATGTATCGTGATTGCCTGCCAACATATGAACTTCAATACCAAGATTGGCCAATTTATCAAAGAACATTTCTTTTGTTCTTTTGAGAGAGTAGAAGTTTACATATTTGCGTCTATCAAACGTGTCACCAAGAATAAGCACAGTAGTAATACCGGCAGCTGTGATAGCAGGAAAAAATGTTTCATTATAAAATTTTTCATAGTAATCCAAAAAGTGAACGGAGTCATTCCTGGCTCCAAAATGTTGATCCGTGATTATTGCTACTTTCATATTCACACATTACCCT